ACTATATACTATACATACACACCTAACACCCCTTGGATTAAGCCAAAGTGTACATTGGTACTGTCAAGTAAGCGATCTAAAACAGGGTACTTATCCACAGATTGTACAGTTAGATAGATAGATAGTTACACGACTTGACACTCAGCCTTGAAACTCCTGTTGTAAGACCGCTTTGAAGCGAGCCGTAACCCCCCGACGAATGGTTTTATTATTCTTAGAAGAACAGCAGAGACCTGAGGGCAATAAAAAAGCCCGGCTTTCACCGGGCTGTTGGTTAGAAGGACATTGCCACAACCAGCAGGACATACAGCACTGGTGCTGCAACAAGGACTGCTAGGAATACTTTGAGGTTTTCGTTCATGGTTTTCTCCGGTTCAGGGAGCCGGGCTTTCGCCCGGACTCCCTTTGGTTACTTGGTCTTGATGATCGCCACGCCCATCATCGGATCACCTTGTTTGCGTAGGATGTACGCGAAGGCTTGTTCCTTTGATTTGCAGTGGTACTCGAACCACTGTGACCCGTACCGATATTTGACCACGAAGGTCTTACGCTTGATCTCTTTCATCGTTTTCTCCAGAAGATCAGGTTGAGGAACCCAACCCGGCTCGCGCCGGGCTGGGGGGCTGCACTACTACGCTAACTTCGTAGTAGTTTTCTTGGCAGCGGCGGGCTTCTCAGGGAGAACCCAGACTGCGGGTTTGCCCCATTTTGCCGCCACCAAGACCGGCTTGGTTCCGCCATCACAGACCCAGTAAGAGTACTTGTTGATGCCGACCTTTAACTTCTTGGCCCACACATGCATCTCTTTTGCCAGTGCATCGACATTTGATGCATCCCAAGCACCCTCAGCGTCTGCCTTGAGGATAACTTCGCCGTCGGTGTTTTTATGAATGGACACCTTACCATTATAGATTCTAGCCATGCTAGTTTCCTTTCAGGTTGATTGTTAAAGAACGATTGTCTTTGCGTTGTTCTGCATCGACAATTACAGACTAGCCAAAAGTGACGGGTGCGTCAAGTTTGCCCGTCTGATGCGGGTTCGCGGGCATGGGCGCGGGCGCGAGCGCGGCGCGTCACGGGCGGGGAGGGGGGCACACATGGACTGGCGACGCGATGCCCCCCGTGTATGTAGTAAACCGCTTAAACCAAGACCCAAAAATACCTAATGTAAAGTTACGACAGACCCCACAAAAGCAACGTGTAAAGTTACATAACCCCCGACCTGTGTTACCTTGCTACTGGGGGCGGCAACAAAGAATCTTGCAGCGTGAGATTCGGTCGTTGGACACACCCGCCCCCACCATTGACACAACCGTAAGTTGTTCTATACTCCAGCCATGGACAACCTACCGCTGTATCACACCAAGTGGTCTGACCGACTGGCTTTCGATGTCGCTTTGATGCTCGAAGGCAGCGGTGAGTCCCTGCAAGAAGTCATCACACGGCACAAAATCAGCGCCGTAGACCTGCTTGGGTTCAACAAAGACCCGATCTTCTTGAAGAAAGTGGAGCACTATCAGGGCGAAGTCCGTGAAAAGGGGCTGACTTTCAAACTCAAAGCCCGTGCCCAAGCCGAAGAACTACTGACAACCTCCTATTTGTTGATACATGACCCCGCAGTTAGCCCTGCGGTGAAGGCTGACCTCATAAAATCGACCGTGAAATGGGCTGGGTTGGAGCCAAAGAACACCGAAGTCTCTGAAGGCGCAGGTGGAGGGGTGCGGATTACCATCAATCTGGGTGGGCAGACGCACGAAACGCAGGTAATCGAGGCAGAAAGCACAGATGTCACTACCATTGAGCATAGCGAACAGGCTTAATCAGACCTACGACGGGTTCAAAGCCGCAATTTTCACCACATCGAGTGAGTATCACAACTTTACACTGGCGCTAAAAGAGGCCGGGGCGTCGTTTAAGACCAAAATCAACAAGCACAAGAAGCGCGGGCGGGAGTTTATCGTCATGCTGGTGGAAGGTACGGCCTGATGTCGCTCGATATCAACTACACACCCCCACCGACAGGGGCAAAGTTCATGGAGAGCGACGCGAAAATGCGCGTTCTCATGGGGCCAGTCGGTTCGGGCAAGTCTGTGACCTCATCATTCGAGATTGTGCGCAGGGCATCGCTGCAAAATCCCAATGCCAACGGGATTCGCAAGACCCGGGCGGCTATTGTGCGGGAGACGGCGCGGCAGTTGCAGGACACCACCATCAAAACCTTCTTGGATTGGTTCCCGCCGGGGGTGTGCGGGGAGTACATGCGCACGACCAAGACTTATTTCTTCAAAGTGGGCGATGTTGAGTGCGAGATTATGTTCCGAGCACTGGATGACGCCGATGATGTGGCGAACCTGAACTCCTTGGAGTTGACATTCGCGTGGTTCAACGAGTGCCGCGACATCCACCCAGATATTGTGGATGCGATGTCAAAGCGTATCGGGCGATTCCCGTCTTCCAAGGACGGCGGGCCGACATGGCATGGGATGTGGGGCGACACTAACCCCCCGACAATGGACACTTGGTGGTATTACCAGATGGAAGGGCTTGACCCTAAAGATGGGGTGAGTCCTAACAACAACGGATGGGATGTATTCAAACAACCCAGTGGGCGTAGCATCTACGCCGAGAATATCGACAACTTGCCAGAGGGATACTATGACACTCAGGGTCGAAGCGAGGAGTACATCCGGGTTTACATCGACGGGGAGTATGGGTTGTCCTCGGCTGGTATGCCGGTCTACAAGTACTTCAGGCCGGACTACCATATGGGTCGAGAGAGACTTCGCCATGTCAACAATGGGGTTCGACCCGTTATTATCGGGATGGACTTGGGGCTTACCCCAGCGGCTGTTATCGGGCAACAAGACCCAAGAGGCCGGGCACTGATACTTGCCGAGTGTGTATCGTTTGATATGGGGGTACAGCGATTTGTCAGGACGATGCTCAAGCCCCTCATCTACGAACGCTTTGGCGGTGCACCTATTCTTGTGGTTACAGACCCTGCGGGAATACAGCGGGCGCAGACTGACGAGCGGTCGGCGGTTGACATCATCAAGGCGGAGGGGCTTAAGGTCATGCCCGCCAAGACGAACAATGTGTCAGCGAGGATTAACGCGGTCGATGAGTACCTGATGCGTCAGGTTGACGGCGACCCAGCGTTCGTCGTTGACCCCGGATGCACCCAGTTAAAGGCGGCGATGATGGGGGGCTACCGCTATAAACCTAAGGGCGACGGCGACATTGAGAAGAATAAACACAGCCATGTGGCTGAGGCGTTACAATACCTAATGCTCCATATCGCCAGCATTGGAGATGGGAGTTCTTTACCCCAACGCCGTGAAATCCGCCGGGTTGCGGCAGCAGGATGGACTTGATATACTTCTCCTTGTCACCTTCCGGCGCTCCTCCTTCGCGCCGTTTAGCCCCGTCGAGTTCGCTCCGGGGTTCTTTTTTCTTTTGACTGCTTGTATACTTGCTGGTATGTCCACGCTACAATATGTAGTAGGAGGTACGGAATGAAAAAAGCAGGCAAAGCATCCACATGTTATTCGGACAACCCCAAGATGGGTCAGCCTTACATTCGTGGTTATAAAGACGGCGGTAAAGTCGAGTCAACTGTTGAGGATGAGATCGACGAGTACTTGCCTAAAGCCGGTAAAAATTACAGGATGCCGTTAGCAAAGCCCGGTCAAAAACTTGAGATGCAAAAACTTCCGGCGAAGCCCGGGCAAAAACTTGAGATGCAAAAACTTCCCTATAAATTTAAGGACGAAGACTAATGGCTGCTGGTCTGACACTGCTTCGTGTGGTGGATAACACCACGTTAATGCGCCAAGAAAAAGAGGCGGCAGAACGAGCATTGGCTGACAGGCAGGCCCAGCCTTTCATTATTGGGTTAATAGGACACCTCAAAGCATGTTGGGATGTAGCCCAGCAAGCCAAGAAGCCCATCGAGCAGAAGATGCTCATGGCATTGCGGCAGCGCAACGGCGAGTACGAAGCCGACAAACTCAAGCAGATTCGCGATCAAGGTGGCTCGGAAATCTTTATGATGATTACCGAGGTCAAGTGCCGTGCGGCTGAGTCATGGCTCAGGGACATCCTGTTGGATACTGGCACGCCCCCATGGGACTTAAACGCTACCCCCATCCCTGACCTGCACCCTAAGGCAAGCCGTGAGATTCAAGACATCTTCGCTAACAAAGTGCTGGAGATTGTTCAGAAAACCCAAGAGGCTCCGTCTATTGACGAGATGGCGGAACTCAAGGAGATCATCTCCCAAGACTATCGGTTCAAGGTTCTGCAAGAAGCCCAGAACCGAGTAGATCGGATGAAGATCAAGATCAGTGACCAGTTCGCTCAAGGCGGCTGGGCCAATGCGTTTAACGACTTCGTGACTGATCTAGTTACTTTCCCGGCTGCATTTGTCAAAGGCCCGATCGTGCGCCGACAGCGCCATCTGGGTTGGGAGCAGGACGAGACAGGACGCACGGTGGTTAAAGCCTCCGAGCGCATCGCGCCTGAGTACGAGCGGGTTGACCCCTTCCGTATTTACCCCGAGCCGGGGATTACCAATATCAACGAGGGCTACCTGTTCGAGCATCATCCGCTGACCCGGATGGACTTGGCTGACCTGATCGGTGTACCCGGCTACGACGAGGATGCCATCCGCAAGGTGCTAGACATCGGCAATGGTCAGTCTTGGATCAGCGAGGATGTTGAACTCATTAAGAACGAGGAGGAGCGTAAGTACTACTCCTACATGCGTCCGACTGAAGTGTTCGACGCGCTTGAGTTCTGGGGCAAAGTCTCCGGCAAGATGCTGCTTGAGTGGGGCATGACCGAGGACGAAATTACTGATGAAGCCCAAGAGTACGACGCCAATGTGTGGGTCGTGGGCAACTATGTCATCAAGGCTGTGCTCAACTATGACCCGCTAGGCGAGAAGCCGTATGCTAAGACTTCTTTTATTAAGTGCCCGGGTGCTTTCTGGGGTAAGGGTATTCCTGAGATTATTGAGGATATCCAGAATGTTTGTAACGCTGCCGCCCGTGCGCTGGTTAATAACATGGGCATTTCGTCGGGGCCGCAGGTTGAAGTAAACCTTGAGCGTATCCCGCCCAACGAGGACATCACCCAGATGTACCCGTGGAAGATATGGCAGGTTACCAACGACCCCGTGGGTTCCAGTGCGCCTGCTGTACGCTTTACGCAGCCAGATGACAATGCCAACACTCTGATGGGTGTCTACGATCGGTTCAGCAAACTGGCTGACGATCACTCCGGTATCCCGTCGTATGTGTATGGTGACCTGAATGTTCAGGGCGCAGGGCGCACATCGTCTGGCCTGTCGATGCTTATGGGCGCGGCAGGTAAGGGTATCCGCCAAGTTGTGATGCACATCGATAGCGATGTGATTAAACCCATTGTCCATCGTCAGTTCGTGTACAACATGCGCTACGACGAGGACGAGTCCATTAAAGGCGACGCTGAGATTGTGGCTAAAGGTGCAGTCAACCTTGCCATCAAAGAGACCGTCAACGTGCGCCGCATTGAGTTTCTTAACGCAACCGCCAATCCGATTGATGCGGAGATTCTTGGCAAGGAAGGCCGTGCAGCGATTCTTCGCGAAGTGGCTAAAGGGTTGCAAATGCCTACGGACGACATCATTCCGTCTCGGGAGAAAACTGCTTTTGCAAGTCGCATCGCGTCTTCGCAGCAGCAGGCTCAGTCTGCGCAAGCAACGCAGCCTGATGGTTCTCCCAAAGGTGGTCAAGATGCCAACGTAGTTTCTGGCCCTAGTGGGAGGTAAAGGTGATTAAACCTGATCCTAAAGTTGTGAAGGCTCTAGCCATCTCTGTGAGACAGTACCCAGAACTTCTGGACTGGATCAAGGAGTGGCGTTATCACGAGTTGGAGCAACTCCCTAGCGCTGTAAACAACCCTGCACTTTTACAAGGGCGGTGTCAGGTGTTGGCAGAACTTTACAAGTTCGCAAAGGAAGCCCCTGAAATAGCGGCAAAGTCATCCTGAGACTCGCCGTCTAATCGCGCATACCGATAGGAGCGTTAAACCATGGCACTACCAGAGCAAATTCGCAAACAGACCGAGGCAGTACAAGAGTTGTACAAGCAACTCAATGGAGATGAAACCAATGGCGAGGCGACCCCTCCAGCCGACGGTGGAACTTCGTCTTCCGAGTCCGCATCC